GCTGCTGCCTATCCCGCTCAGACGTTGGTGGCCAAGGCCGTCTTCGGTGAGATGGTCCCTTATAACGCATATCTGGCCCTCAAGGGGGTGGATGGAACTGTCAGTACGTGGGTGCCGAGCATCTCGGACGTGCTGGCCAACGATTGGAGTATCGTCTGATGGATGAACCAATGACCCCCTATGAGCTTGCTGAGCATAAACTTAGGGAAGCCCTTCATGCTCTGGCAGGAATACCGGGGAGCCGTGAAGTCAGTCTCTCCCTCACTAAGTTGGAGGAAGCCCAGCACTGGCTGGAAGCTGATCGTTTGAAGAAGCACTACGCCGCAGGAGGTATATAATATGGAACCTGTTACCGAAGCTGAGCTGAAGGCCAAGGCCAAGAAGCCCCGAGTGACCTCCGAGATGTTGGAAGCCAACATCAAGGACACTGCCTATCTTCAGCATGGGCTGCTCACGATCTGTGTACTCACGCTCCAGAATGGCTTCATGGTCACAGGCGAAAGTGCCTGTGCCGACGAAGAGAACTTCGATCTGGGAGTGGGCCAACGTCTGGCATATCATAATGCTAAGCAGGCGATCTGGAAGTTCATGGGCTACGAGCTGAAGACCCAGCTCGCCCAGATTGCTGATGCTCAGGCTGCCCTGCCTATCACTACCCCCAAGGATCGGGTGGTGATTGAAAAGCTGGATCTCAAGAGCAAGCTCGACTCTCTTCGGTTGTTCTTGCGGTCGAAAGCCTTTGAGGGTGTGCCTGAGATCCAGAAGGTGCTCCTCACTCAGCAGGAAGCAGCCATGACTTCCTACCACGACATCTTGGAGTTCAGGCTCCAGTATTGGGTGGACCAGTGAGGGCCGAAGCACGAGTGGGGTGAGCGAAGCGAACCCCCGAAGTGCGAGAGGACCGAACGACATGATTGAATAAAGAAAAAGTGTGGCTGAGCATGGAGACCAAACCCGCTCAGCCACACCATCTAATTACCGAGGGATAACCCAGAAACCCCGGTGAGATGGTGATGGGGCAATATGCTCTGAGCAGCAACGCTAATTATCGAGGAAATTCCAGTGGCAGATCTTACGCTCGATCAGGTGAAGCAGGCCCTGCCTGTCAACATGAAGTCGTCTGCAACGCAGGCTCTGACCGATCAGATCAACACCTTGGTGCAGGATCCCTTGGTGGCTGAGCATGTTCGGGAGCATTTCATCACCTATGCTGTGGTGCTTCAGGAAGGTAAATGGGGCATCGACGCCTACATGAATGCCATCCAGTACACGACGTACAAAATGATGGGGTACTCGAACCAAGAGGCTTACTTCCGCACGTTCCCCACTCGGCACGCCGAGTTCATTGCTAAGGGGACCACGAGTAAGGACATCTCTGCCTATGTGAGCCAATACCACAAGGGTAAGTTGGTGAACGCCATCATGGAGAAGGCTTTGATCCCGATCCATGTGTTGTATCTGGACACCTACCATGCAGCCATCCGAGTGCAGGCTGATCTCATGGTGAATGCCCAGAGCGAAAAGGTCCGGGCAGAAGCAGCCAATTCGATCCTCACGCATCTGGCTACCCCGAAGGCATCGGGTCCATCGGTGGCCATTCAGGTGAACAACAACCTAGAAATGGATGCAATGCAGCGAATGCTTCGTGATCTGGGAACCCGGCAGCTCGAATTGATCGAGTCTGGTGTTTCAGCTCAGGAACTGGCAGCACAGCGTCTCATTGAGGTAGAGCCTGTCTCCGCAGCTAAGTTGGAGGACGAAGCATAATGGCCCTGATCAAACAGGAGCTGGATGAGTGGCTTGATGGTGTAGACTATGCCATCCTGAACTCGAACCTGTTCGTGCCATCGGCTTTCAGCCTCAAGTTCATGAACTTCATCAAGCTCGTGAATGGCACGGAAGGTGAGAGCCACAAGACGCCGCCTGTCCACCTAGCTATGTTGGATAAGGTGGTGGGGCCTAGCTCCTACATCGCCAACTTGTGTTTTCGTGGTGCAGCCAAGACTACCCTGTTCGGGGAGTACCTCTTCCCATTTATCGCTGTGTTCGGTGAGCTGGAGGGTTTCGGGGAAATCTCCGGTGGCATCTACGTCTCGGACAGCATGGACAATGGTGTAAAGAGCCTGCGTCGGAACATGGAGTTCCGATATAACAACTCCCCATTCCTGCAATACTGGTTGCCGAAAGCGACTTTCACGGACGCATACATCGAGTTCGAGAACCGGACAGGTCACAAATTCGGCCTGAAAATGTTCGGTGCCAAGACCGGTCTGCGTGGTACGAAGATCTTCGGCAAGCGTCCCACCATCTGCGTGATGGACGATCTCGTGAGCGATGACGACAGCAAGAGCAAGGCGTCGATGCAAGCAATCAAAGACACCGTATATAAGGGCGTGAACCATGCCCTCGATCCGACCCGTCGGAAGGTGATCTTCAACGGCACTCCGTTCAACAAGGAAGACATCCTGATCGAAGCAGTCGAGTCGGGTGCTTGGGACGTGAACGTGTGGCCAGTCTGTGAGCGGTTTCCTTGCGAGAAGCATGAGTTCGTGGGTGCATGGGAGGATCGCTTCACGTTCGAATACGTGAAGGAGCAGTATGAGCTGGCGGTGAAGACCGGCAAGCTCTCGGCCTTTATGCAGGAGCTGATGCTCCGGATTACCTCGGACGAAGAGCGTCTCGTGCAGGATGATGAAATCCGTTGGTTCAGTCGGTCCAACCTCTTGGCCAATCGAGGCAGCTTCAACTATTATATCACCACCGACTTTGCCACCTCAGCCAAGCAGACGGCTGACTATAGTGTCATCGCCGTGTGGGCCTATAATGCCAACGGGGATTGGTTCTGGGTTGATGGCATCTGTGAACGGCAGACCATGGACAAGACGGTCGATGCTCTCTTCCGGCTGGTGCAGTTCTATAAGCCCCAGCAAGTAGGCATTGAGATCACTGGCCAGCAGGGAGCTTTTATCCAGTGGCTCCAGAGCGAGATGCTCAACCGGAACATCTGGTTCAACTTTGCCAGTTCACATGGCTCGGCAGCAGGCATCCGACCTGTGGCTGACAAGCTCACCCGCTTCAACGTGGTGGTTCCATGGTTCAAGATGGGCAAGATGTATTTTCCACAGGAGATGAAAAGCTCAGTCATCATGGGGAATTTCATCGGCCAGCTTCGGCTTGCTACCGTCTCTGGTTTGAAAGGCAAAGATGACTGCATAGACACGATCTCCATGCTGAGCTATCTGAAGCCGTGGAAGCCGTCTGAGTCTGCCCCTGCTACGCCAGATGAATTGGACATCTGGGACGAGCACCAAAGCTCTGGTCCGGCCAATCCGTTGGAGTCGTATATCGTTTAGCAGGGGTGAGACATGAAGTTGCTCTCGGATCTTTACACTGATCTTTCGAACGAAGAGCTGTCGAACACGGCTCTGGGGGGCGATGGCTCTGGTGTGATCCGAGAGCAAGACCGGGCGAAGATCGTTGGCTATGCTAACGAAGCTCTGCTTCATTCTGAAAAAGAATGAGGTGCTGGTGAAAATGTTTGAGCACATCACCCAGTACCACCTGCTCAAGAAGTTTGCCCAGAGCCAGCAGGAACCAGAAGCCGAAGGCTTCTTCTACATCCAAGATTTGACTGGCGAGCCGTTTGATGAGGACGTGATCAAGATCCTTGAGGTCTGGGGCAGTGGTGGATACCAGTATCCTCTGAATGATCCCGAAGACCGTTGGTCGCTTTACACTCCCAAGTTTAACCTGATCCAAGCGACCTATCCCATCGTGGGTGGTGCGTTGTCGGTGGTCTATCAGGCCCGGCATCATGTGCTGGACAAGGATGCCTCTGAGGATGAAATCGGCTTCGTCGTCGATATTCCTGATGTTCTCTATGGTGCTTTGAAGGCTTTCATTGCATATAAGGTGTTCAGTCATATGAACACCCAAGAGTCTACGGCGAAAAGCCAAGAGCACCTTGCAACATATGAGGCCATTTGTGCCGAAGCAATCGACCGGGATCTGGTCAATACCAGCATCTCCTCCACCAATACCAGCTTCGAGAAACGGGGTTTCGTCTGATGCGTTCCAGCTTTGACCCATTCGGTTCTGACACCACGCTCATCGATAAGATGATCGGCAATGCGTACAAGATCGTGGAGTTTGTTGCCACGAACATGGTACATGTCCGCCGTGCCAGTTTCTACATGAAGAACATCTATGACGCTTCACAGCGTTTGACCAAGCTCGTCGAGCTGACTGGTCCGACAACTGGTGGACTGTCTGTGGATGTGGCCCTGCCATCTGTGCAGATCGAGGGTGAAGACGGCACGGTTACCAACCGGCAGATCCTGTGGTCTGATGTGGTGGGCTGGTCAGCTCTCTTGGTTCAGACCGATGAAACGGTCATCTCCGAGGCGTCAGGCTTGTTCAGCGTGAAGTTGCTCAATACCGGCAACCTGCGTGTTTCGCTGCCCGGTGGTGCTGGTGCATCTGTTCTGAGCCGTCCGGTGAAGCTGCTGGTCAGCTACAAGATCCCGGCTGAATAACGGAGACCAAGATGACCGACATCAAGCCTTACCTTGCCCCGACCGATTTCGAAAACACCGACTTCCGGCATTCGAGCCAGAAGATCGGTGACTACGCCTATCGGGTGACTCTGTTCAACGGGCAGGTGCTCAACAACGAGATCACCTTCGGCACCATCGACGTAGGGGCTACCTCGCCGATTGTGCCCCTGAATGTCACGAATATGGGTATCAAGCCCTTGCCTGTCGAAGCCATCACTGTGGTTGGCGACTTTGTGATCAGCCACAACTGCCCGATCAACGGCAATCTCGGTAAGGGTGAGCACTGCACCATCAACGTGCAGTTCGCTCCTCTGCGTGAGGGTGCTGCCACGGG